CATCAGTGGGCGGCTCGTACTCGTAGATGGATTCACCAACCACCACGGTGAACGGTTCAAGCTGGTCCTGCCAGATATGGGTGTCACGGCAGAATGCCGCCGTGGCGCGCTGCAGAGCGGACAGCATCGACGGGTCCGGGCATTCTTTCAGCCCTGGCCGAACCTCGCGCAGCAAGTCGTCCATGCGTGCCATTACATCGCCCTCGGAGTTTGTCGCTCAATCGGGATGATCGATGCAGCCTCAGACTGCCCGCCAACCTGCAAAACAGTCTGGAACGCGCTCAGGTGCATCTGCGCCTTCGACAAGTCGCCGCCGTAGCTCGCATCCTTGGAGAAGGCCCGGTACAGCACCCAATCCAGAACCGGGGCGAAATACTGGTCAGGCAGCGTGAGCGTTGCCGTGGTCGCGGTCGACGCGATCTTTGTCGGAACCTTGGAGTAAACAATGTCGATGAACGCCGTCGCATTCGCACCAATGGTCCCGCTCACAGGAGGCCACACGTAGAAGGCCAACGGCTCCATCGCATCCGTCATGTAGTGCTTGACGGTCGTGGATGGTGTTGACACATGCCAATTCGGGTCTTCCTCGTCCATCGTGTCGCGCGACACGAATCGAATTGCCGCCCCTGCGCTGCCGTTGAGCAACGCAGAGCGGTTTCGTACCGCACGGATCAGCCTGATTGCCCCAGCGGGCAAGGACTGGCGACTACCACCAACAAGCTGCACGGTTTCCGTGACCGGCGCGGCATCTGGCCGCACGGTGACGATGACGCGCTGTGCATCGTTGATGTAGTCGATCAGTTCCGCCGTCGTCCACCGGACCCGACTTTCGTCGAACAGTAGGCGGCTGGCAGAGGTCAGGATGTCCGAGACGATCATCAGGCCAGGCCCAAGGCTTCCAGCGCGTCAGACTTCATGTTGGCAAGAGTGCGGCGCTTGTCCAACTCGATGCCCTTTTCGCGCGCGAAGGCTTCGAGTTCATCCTTTTCGTTGAAGGAAAGGATGGTCGAAGCGTCGTCCTGCGGCGTCGATTCGCCACCATCAGGCGCAACGTCCGCCACGACAACAGATTCCTGCTTTTGTTGCGGAACGTCGGCCTTCACCGCATCCGCAACGAGTGCGTCGACTTCTTTCATGTCTGGCCGCTTTGCCAATGTCTCAGTCCACGGGAAAACGTAACCGGAGCCCGCTTGTTGAAGGTATCGCATGGGGTGTTCCTCAGTAGGTCATGCAGGGGCCGGAGCCCCTGCATTGGGTTTGCTCAGGTTAGAGCGGGATGCAGATAGCCATGTATTCGACAACAGCCGTGTCGAGTGCGGCAGAAACAACGTGGTCGATGGTGTCGGCGGCGGTATAGAACTTGCCCAGCGCGTAGCCGACCGTCGCACCGGCAGACAGGGCGGTTGTGCCCGCAGCGGTATTCAAATCAGACGTGGCAAAGAAGCCGTCCGGGTCAGCGCCGTCGCCCAGGGTTCCGCCAGCCGCCGCGCCTTCCGGCGTGATGACGCGATAGCCTGCACGAAGCACGAACGTGTTGGCAGGCACGTTCAACACCTGCACAACGTCCGCCGCCGCCGCATTGTTTTCCGAGTAGTCGACCGTGTTGCGGATGACAAAGCACTGCGCGCGATCCTTGTAGGGAAGGCCGGTCGTGCCGCCGACAGTGAGATTCAGGGTAGCCATGATTCAGATTCCTTCTGGTGATCGGTGAGAGTCGGGGCCGGTTCCCCGGCCCCAACGTCATCAGCCCTTGGCGATGTAGGCGTGGACGAGCGACTCGGGCTTGAGAACCTTGAAGCCGTACACTTGCAGGCCGCGAGCGAAGTGGCCGAAAGTCGACTCGGCCTTGATCGTTTCCGCCATGACAATCTGCGACGCCCAACTGATCGCGCTCTTGTGGTTTGCGATGGCGTTGAAGCAACGGTTCGCGCCATCCACGACCGGAACGATGCTGTTCGCGCCGAACAGTTCAAAGCGGTCAATCATGCCGATGCGGCCATTGCGGAGCATGGACGTACCGTCACCCGTGATGCTGGCATCCTTCAACTCGGACTTCTTGATCAACGCGCAGGCCCAATTCGGGAGCACAATCTTGCGATCCGATTCGGGAATGTCCTGCTCGTCCAAGACGGTGCCAAGGTCAACAATGAAGTCGACGATGTTCAACTTGGTCAACATGAGCGGAGCGCCGGTCGCGCCAAGGTTGATGTCGCGGCTGATTTTGCCAGCCGTAGCGCCACGGTTAAACGGATCAGCATCAGCGTAGACCGACCCAAAAACAGAACGGTCCTGCACGATCTTCATCTGCTCAGCCGCATCGCGGGTCCAGTCTTCCATGAAATTGATGTCGGACTGAAACTTGTCGATGTCGTCGATTGCCACGTTGAAATACTTGGCTTGATCGATGACCAACTCGATGCGGCCAGCTTCCGGCGTCTGCACCTTGAGCGGCGAGCCTTTCACGTAGTCGTTGATTTCAATATCCGGCGTGGTGCGGATGATCACCTTGTCGCCCTGCTTCGAGATTTCGCCCTCGTAGTCGGTGTTGCAGATGGCTGCGAAGGGGGTCGACTGGTAGAACTTGGTCAGGAGCTTGCCAGACCAGATTTCGGGGATCAGCACCCCGGAGGCTTGCGGGTAGCCCGCAGCAGCATTGATAGACATGGTTGTTTACCTCGGTCCTTGAGATTTGTGGCGTACTGCCTCAACCGCGAATGCGCCCTTCTTTCTGCGCCTTCGCAATGTCGGCCTCGATTGCCGCAGCTTCTTGCGGGCTGCGCGTGTATTTGCCCTTGGTCACGTCGGAATAGAACGCAGAGACTTCCTTGCGCGTCCATACCTTTGCGGAACCATCGGTAACACTTGCGCCCGCGCCTGCCACGGCGGGAGTCACCTGGGCGGCTAATCCGCTCGGCGACGACGACAACGCGCGCTTGAACTCAGTGAAAATCAGAATTGCGTCCGTTGGATCAAATCGTTTCAGAGAGTCTTCAAGCAGTTGTTGCCTGACCTTGCCTGTACGTGTGTCGGTGCCAATCAGGAACCGCTTGAACTCTGCAGAGCCGTCGACCTGTTGCCAGTCCGGGTGAACAGAGGAAAGCGCGGACAAAAAGCGGTCTTGCTGCTCTTGCTCGCTGGCAATGCGCGCTTGTGCTTCATCCTTTGCGCGTTGCCCCTCAAATGCCGGGCGGAACGGGTCGACCTGTTCGCGAGCCGCCTTCGCGGACTCTTGGCGGATCAATGCAACCAAATCCGGATCGAACAGTTCGACATCTGCAGACGTTTCGGGTTCAATCTTGGCCTGAGCTTCGGAAACCTTGGCTTTCAGCGTTTCGTTCTCCGCCTGTAGCTCACGAATCTGAGCGGCCATGCGAGGAACTTCGGCGTTGTATTTGCCCTGCAGCACCTTGTATTTCGTCTCCCAGGTATCCACCGGGGCGATTGGTGCTGGCGCTTGCGGCTCTTGCTCTGCGGCCTTCGGCTGCATGTTGGCAATGGCCTCGTTTGCGCGGTCATCCGCTGCTTTCACTTGTGCTGGCAATGTCATTGTCACGTCCTTGTTTTCGAGCCGCATCCTGCGGTCTTCTGTACGCCTGAGCCCGGACTGACGGTCTGGTGTTCAGGTGGTTGTCGCAGTAATCAGGGTGATCGCGTCGCGGCCCATCAATACTGCGCTGCTGGCTTGAATGACGGCCCTCTTGCCGCCTCCTTTGCCGCACTTGCCGCATCGAGAAAGTCAACTATCAGCCTGACCGACTCTTGCAGCTTTGCTACATCGACAGAACGACTCGGGTCAACCTTTGCCAGCCTGTCGAGCATTTCGCGTTTTTCCGCATCCATCCCAGAAAGCAAATCCTCAAAATAGGGATTGCCAGCAAGACGTGCCATCGCGTAAAAACATTTCTGTGAATTGAACATGGCGGCAGTAAATCACAGCACGCCGCTGCGTCCTTGGTGACTAAAACGTGCGGGAATCCTGACCTCCTGCCGGGTTTCCTGCGGCATCAAGCTGGCGCGGCTGTTGCGGTTGCTGCTGTACGGCCTGAGTCACTGCGGCCATCGCCCGTGCGCGGATCACGTCGTCAGACGGGATTACCTTTGCCGTATCGATTGCCAGGGCCTTCACTGCCTCGCGCAGCATTTCCGTGCGGCCTTCTGGACCCATAATCTGCATGTCGACTGGATTGTTGGTCATGCCCAGCATTTCGATCAAACGAACCTGCTGTTGCTCCTTGACCAACAGTGACGACGCGCCACGGGCTTCAATTTCCACGTCGCGTTTCAGGTACTCCTTCTCGGAATACAGCATGATCAGCGCATGCTGACGCTCAACGCAGGCGGTTATGGCCTTGTCGACCCCAGCAATCACCCGCTTGACCAAACGCGACGACGCATTGAGCAACATGGAGAGCCCTGACGCCGTTCCTGCTGCGCCGGTTCGCGGGTTGTTGCCATGCTCGAATGACTGCACGCCGCTGTAAATGTCAGCGATCTGCGAGAAAAACTGATAGACCGCCATCAGTTCCTGCGCATTGCTCGGGATGTTGTGCCACCGCACTGCAGGCGCTGGCGTTGTCGCGCTGCTCTTTGTCTGCAGCATCCGCATCGGGTAGATGTTCGTCGGGTCTTCACCGGCTGCTAGTCGGTCCATTTCGACCTCGCCGATTGGACCGGACGAAAACGCCATGTTGTTGTTCAGCGAGCGTGCTGCGCTGTTGCACATATCCTGTAGGTCGCGGATCAGGCGCGGCAGACCTCTACCCCAGAACGCGCCATTGATGCGGTCATAGCTCGCCATGCTGTACGGGCGATGCTTCAACGGGTGCTCGTTGAGCACAGCGCGGACACAGTGCCGACCGACCAGCCAGACGCACGCCTCATATTCGGCTTGCGGGTCCGTGACGCGGGCATCGTCCATACCCCACTGGATCAACAGGGAGCCCGGCACGGAGCCCCAAAACTCCAACACATCCAGCGTTTTGTCGGGCGACAGTTGCCAGTTGTGCGACTTTTCCAACTCGCGGCGAGTCTGTTCTATCGGCGTGTCGAGCGTGAACCCGTGCTGATATTCTTCCAGCGCCTTGCGAATCGCATCTTCCTTGTACCCAGGAACGCCGATCATCCCGTGCAACGCGGCGCGGCGCGTTGGGATGCGCTCTAGGATGTAGCCATCATTCGGTCCACGACTGTCCGCACTCGGGTAGACATCGAACGGACTTGGCGAGTAGTAGATCGACGTGATTTCGTCGGATGCCCGCGCGATGGTCCTGCCAAGCTCGTTTTGCTCCCACACCAGTTTCGCCTTGCGGCGGATCACCGGCCCCTTGATGAAACCGGCATTCAGCGCAACCAGATCAGGAATCATGCCGTCGAGCGCATCGTAGAACTCGCCCTGCACAAACGCATCGTCGATTTCGTCTTCCATCAGTTCGGCTGCGTGCTTGGCATCTTCCTCAACGCGCCGTCTGACTTCCTCGGCAACCTGCCGCCCGCGCTCGTAGACCTCCTTCGGCGACACGTACAGCCCCTGCATGATGGCCTGCTCGGCTTCCTGCATGACCATCTGCGCGATTCCGTCTGCAATTCCTGGCGGCGGAGTCGGGACCGGCGTTGGGCCAGCGGAAAAAGGCCGCTCTCCCGGCTGAAAAATCACGTCGCGAATCCACGCCTCTGCGGCCCGGCATTTCGCGTTCGTCAGCATCATGTAGATTTCTGAGCCGCCATGCTCACGGATTGCATGCAGCTTGTCCGGCGAGTATTCGCCCTCGCGCTGGCGCAGCGCCTCAACCATTTCTGTTTCGATGCGCGACTTGGCCTGCTTTGCGGACTCCCACGCTTTGCGCACGTAGGCGGCAAGCCCTTCGATCACCGGCTCGCTATCCTGCTGAACCTGCGGCTGCGCTCGCTTGGCGTTGAACTCGTCAAGCTGCTTGTTGTTCATCACCGCCACTAACCCGATACCGTTCATCATGTCCACCCTGCAGAACCACGCCGCGCGACAGGCCGCGCTACCACTACCGTTGATTTGAAATCCATCATGTCAGGCACAAACGAGAGCGCGAGCGAATCCGCGTGATCCGGCGACTTGCCGCCATTGCGCTTGATGTCCTTCTTGCTTTGAAGCTGAATCCGAAACGTCGCGTCGTATCCGTAGTCGACGCTCGTCAACTCGTCGCTAAGCTCGTCAGAATCAGGGATTTCGCCGTACTTGAGCCACTCGCGCATCTGGCCCCAGCACTCGGCGCGCTGGTTGAAATACTTTTTCGTGTCCTTGGCCGGTACGCCCCACGTCACCGCGATCAACGGTGGAAGGCCGGTCATCCGGCGAAGCGCGGAATCTAGGTCAGCGCCGTTCCCTGCTGCGTCATAGACAAGGAACTTGATCAGTCCCTTGAACTCGTCCACACAGATTTCCCGGACGCGTCCTGCCACGTCGACGCCATCGTATCCCTGCATCTTGCGTTGCCAATGCACCTTGTAGCCTTGGCGAAGCGTGATCGCAGTGAAATCGTCGCCGAACCGCGCCGGGTCGACAGACAGGATCAGCGGATAGTTGATGTATTCGCCATGCGACAGCTTCCGGCGTCTGGCGATGTCGGCCAGTTCAGCGCCGATGAAGTTACTCGAACCGGCGCGCGGAAACTGGCCTTTGACGCGGACACGGAAAAAATCGGAGTCCTCGCCGTATTCGGTTTCCCATGCAGCAATCTGCACCTTGTTCGTGAACCGCACGCTCCGCGAG